TCGCTGCGCGGCGCATCGGCAGCCGGCGCCTGCTGGCCTTCCAGCTCCGCCAGGATCGCGGGGTCCGTGACCGGCGTCGGCGCGGCGCGGCGGCGCGCGCCCATGACGTTCGACACGCCCTCGACCACGGCGCTTGGGCCTTCGGCCGCGCCTTCGGTCAGGATGTCGCCAACGCTGGTGATGCCGCCGTCGGCAGCCACCTGCGCGCCGGTCTCGCCGACCACGCCGCCGACGGTGCCGATGCCGGCGTCGGTCGCGGTGCGCGCCAGCGCATTGCCGATACCGGAAGCGCGGAAGAAGCGGCCGGCGAGGCCGGCAGTTGCCGCGTCCACTGGCGCGATGACGGCGCCACGGATCTTGCCGCGCCGCTCGGCCGCCTCGATGATCTCCGGGTTCTGGCGCCGGAACGCAGCGACGGCGGCCGGGTCCGCCAGGTCCACGCCGGCATTCGCCATCGCCTCGTCCACGACGGACAGGCGCTCGGTGTTGAAGCTGGAAGCCATAGTGGCAGGCACGCCGATCCACGGCGATACGGCGTTTGCCAGCAGCGGCAGCACCTGGCGGCCAATCGACTCGCCCACCACGTCCAGCAGCGCCGCCGGATTGTCCGCCACGGCGCCGGCCCAGTCGCCGATAGACTGCGCATCGGACATGCGCCGCTGCGTCTCGGCGATCTCCCGACTCGGCGCGTAGCGCTCGCGCTCGCGCATCAAGTTGGCCGCCAGGTCGCGCCGGCCGGCGATCCATCCGCGCTGGAGCGCGTCGGGGATCAGCGCATCGCGCGTGCGCGCCGCCGCATCGTCTAGGCGCGCGAGCACCGGCCGGTCGTCGCCGCCGGCGCCAAACAGGGTGGACAGCGCCTGGCCCAGCTCGCCCAGCAGGGTCGGCTCTGGCGCGGCAGTCATCTGCGGCATCGGCCGCTCCAGCTCCGCAAGCAGCGAAGGATCAGTCACCGGCCGCAGTGCTTCCTGCTCGGAGGGGGCCTGTTCGAGCTGCGCTAGCAGCGCGGGATCGGTAATTGGCTTCACTGCTCGAACCACTGTCCGTTGATCTTCACGTAGGTCTTGCCGCCCAGAACGCGCGTCTCCTGCGGCACCACCGCCTGCGCCGGCGCGGGGGCTGCGGCCGTGCCGCGGCGCACCACCTGTGCCGGCTTGTCGCGCGTGAACGGGTTGTACCAGGGCGTGTCCACCGCCGGCGTCACATCGGCCAGCTCGGCGAAGGCGTCAGCGACGGACTGCTGCGCGTTGCCGGTCTGCTGGTAGATGGCCGCGGCGCGCGTCAGCACGTCGTTGCGCACGTCATCCGGGAAGTCGGCGCCGGCCGGCACGAGCTGGCCGATCAGCTTGTCCAGGTTCTGCACGTCGCTCGGCGACACCTTCGTCGGCTTTCCCGCGCCATTGCTCGAACTTCGGTACTTATCCGGGTTTGCAATTCGGTCGCGGCGCTGTTCCTCCAGGGCACGGTATGCGCCGGCGCTGGCGTAGTACTGCGCGGCGTTGGCGCGCTGCGCGGCGGCCCGCGCTTCCTCGGTGACGATCTCCGCCAGCGTCTTGCCGGTGGCCTTGAGATCGCCGCCGGCCACGTAGGGGTTGAGCTGGTAGCCGCCTTGGACCTGGTTCACGGCCACCGGGCCGCTGGCGACGCCCCACAGCGGCGCGTTCGCGGCGGTGTAGTCGCCGCGCGCGGCCGCCTCGGCGGCTTGCTGGCGAAGCCGCTGTTCCTGGAACGCGCCGATCGCGGCAGCCATCTGCTGTGCGTTGCCCTGCCCGGCGCCGAGCACGGCCGCGAGCTGAGGGTTCTCGGCGAACACCTGCGCCAGCCCGCGCACCTGCTCGTTCTGGTACTCCCTGGCATCTGCCATCGCGGTTTCGCTGCGCACCTTCGCGCCCGCCAGCTCGCCGGCGGCTCGCGTGGCGGCCTTCGGCGCGAAGATCTGCGCCAGGTTACTTACTGCACCGGCCAGTACAGGATCTCCCATCGGACTGATGTGATAGCTCGCCATGAATCAGCCTCCGAACAGGACGCCCCAGTTGATGCCGCTGTTTGCGTTCTTGATGTTGGCAGCAGACTTCGCTGCGGTGTTGGTCATAGCCTTGCCACCAGCGGCGCCACCCCATCCGGCCCCGCCCATGACCGCGGTGCCGACGCCAGTGAGAAGGTTGCCGATCGTGGCCGAGTTGCGCCGGCGTGTGGCCGCATGCTGAAGCTCTAGCGGCAGCACGTTCGCGCTGCCCTGGCTGAAGCTGCCGAGCATGCCGAGCTGGTCGGTGCGCTGCGCGTTGTCCAGCCCTGCGCCCAGGAAAGCGTCGCCGAAGCTGGCGAGCTGCGCGCGCGCCTGACCGGCCTGAACGGCGCGGGCGGCAGCGTCCTCCAGCGCGCGGCGGAAGGCGTCCATGACCACGACGTTGCTGGTCTGCTGGCTGCCGGGCAGCGCTTCGTTCGCGCGCGGCGCAGAGGCGCCCTGCGCGTCGTATTCGGCGGCGCGCTTGGCAGCAGCAGCAGCCATCTCGGATTCGATGTTGCCGCGGTCGTAACTGGCCAGGTTCTCATCAAACAGCGGACGGGACTTGCGCCGGATCTCTTCCTGGCGCTCCGTCTCCGCGCGCTGGAGGGCGCTCATCTCGCGCTCGCGATCCTGCTGCGCCCTGTACTGGGCAGCAGTGCCAACGGCGGTCAGGGCAATACCGGCGGCGAGGGGGTTGCACATAGGTCAGCCTCCGACAATACGCCCGCTTCCGCTCCGACTGGTGGCGCCGGCGCCGCTGCTGCCACGGCGGTAACCTTCGCTGTAGGCACGGTTCTCCGACCAGTCGGCAAGGCCGGACGTGACGTTCTGGAACAGCATGCCAAGCGGGCTGAAGGTCGGCTGCGCGGCAGCGATCTGCGCGCGCGCCTGTGCGGCGGCAGCAGCGGCAGTCGGGTTCTCGGTCGCATACAGGTCGCTGATGACAGACGAGCGCGCCTGCGCTACGTCCTGCCGCGCCTGGTTCGCCAGGCGCGCGCCTTCGTCCACGATGCCCTGGCGCTGGAGCTGGAACTGCTCGGCCAGGTCGCCATGCTTGCGCGCGGCAACGGACGACTCCAGCAGGCCGCTGCGCGCCAGCGCGTAGGTCAAGTCTTCCATCGCGGTGCCGTGCTGCCGGTTGAGCTGCGGCATGGCGTAGTCGATGTATGCCTGCTTGCGCTGGTCGTAGAAGTCGTCCGTGAAGCCAGAGAACGACTGGTTGATGGCCTGCATGCCTTGCGCAATCGCAGCCTGTCGCCGAGCTTCGCGTTCGCGCGCTTCACGTGCCCCGTTATCGCCGCCGCCGCCGCCGCACATCGTTCGGATCCCATACGTAAGTGTGGAATGTCTCTCCCCGCTTCCCGTAATTCAGGAGCGGTTCACCTTCGCGCACGGCGCCAAGAGATTCAAGCCAGCGATGGGCCTGGTCATGGCCGTCGATGGACTTGCATTCTCCACGCCTTGCGCCGCGCTCAATTATCGCAGGAATGAACCGTTCGCGCACAAATCGGGTCATCCCCAGGCCGATGCTCGGGAACTCGTCAGTACCGTACATCCAGACCGACCACACAGTCGGCCAGACCTCAATGGCGCCGATCACGGCCACAGGCCGATGGTCGTTCCAGGCCACATGCGTCATGTCGCCCCAGCGCATCGTGTCCATCGCCAGGATGTTCGGGTCATCATCCCACCGCGTCGCGAAGATCTCGCGCCTATCCCACTCACGCATGTTGTGCGCAATGTACAGGATGTCACGTAGATCAGGTTGGCTTATCAGATTCAGTGCCATCGTAGTGAACAGCAATGTTGGCCAGGCGCGCATAGCCGGAACCGACCGACCTCAGGCGCAGCTTGAAGTGGGTACTGTGCGCGGCAATCGGAATCCTCGCCATCGCGAAGGTCGGCTGGTTGATTTGCGCAACGCGCTCGTAGAAATTGGGGTTCGCCGGATCGGTGCAGATGTCCACGATCCACTCGCCCTCGATGCCCAGGTCGATGCCGGAAAACTGCTTGCCGGTCGCCGGCGAGCGCCCATCCAAGAACGGCAGTTCGGCCACCACCTGCGTGTCATCGTACTCGTTGTTACTTTCGCCGCCGTACAAGTAAAGCTTGTTGTCCTCGGTGCGCAACCACAGCCGGCCGCGGAAGACGGCCATGTCGGTGACGCGCGCCGGCGGAAGGTAGTTGGACCAGGCGCTGATTTTTGCGCCGGCGAAGTAGCTGAAGGAATACAGCCGGTCGCCAAGCGACAAGATGTACCGCCCGTCCTCTGGCTCGATCGCGGCCACGGCGCCACGCTTCTCGTCGTCGGTCAGCGTTCGCAATTCAGAAATAACGAGCGGGTCGATCGGCGTGCCGATGTCGGATACGAACGCGCTGTTTGAGCTGTCGCGCGCGCGCAACGAACGAATGCCGGTGTCGCTCAGGAAGAACACGTCAACGTCGCCGATCGGCACGACGGACCGCGGCGCAACGGTGCCGATGTTCGCCAGCACCTGCTGCTGACGGTTGCCGGTCGGGTCCGGGTCCACGTACCAGATCTGCGTCGTGTTGCGCGCGAAGATCGCCAGGTACTGGCCGTAGCTAGACACAGCCTCCAGCGGCTCGGCGCCGTAGAACTGATTCGACATGTTGACGAAGCCGGCGCCGATTGCCTTGTCCTGGTCCCAGTCGCGCGGCGTGTTCACGCCGCTGAATTCCAACAGCGTGTCGGCCGTGGCATACACCTTCGACTTGAAGGTGAACACCGAACGCACGGTGCCGGACGGCTTGGCGATGAAGCCGTAGTTGTAGTCCTTCACGAAGATGTTGAAGCGGTCGCCAGGCTCGAACGTGCCGGTGACGGTCACGGCAACGATCTTCGGGGCTCCGGGGTGCCCACCGGAGCCTCCGGACAACGGCTTCGTCGTGTTGGTCAGGTTGTAGGTCGGCATCAGGGGGAATACTCAGTACGGGATCTCCGGCGGCCGATCGCCCCAGATGGGAGGCGGCTTGCCCCAGTCGGGGTCGTCCTTCACCGGCGGGGGAGGCGCGTCGCCGGAGCCGAGCGATCCGTTCACCGTGACCGACAGCGTGATGATAGCAGGATCGTCGGAGCGCACCGTCTCACGCGACACGCGCACGGATTCGCCGTCGGCCAAAGCAGTGTACTTCGGGTTGCTGGAGTAAGCGCGAATCTGCGCGGCCACCGCTTCGGCGGTTGCAGTATTACTTGTATCCCAGTTAATGGTTGCGCCCAGGATCTCCACGCCGTTTGCTTTGATGGACGAGATACTGTCGGTCCCACCGCTAGAACCGCCAGTGATGCGGAAGCTGCCGTCAGCCAGCACCACTTCCCCGGACGCCTTTGCCTGAATGACAAAGCCGTTTGCCGTGCTGCCGGCAGAGTCGGACGAATAGATGATGACGCGGCTAACGATAGATGTCGCGCGGTACCCGGTGATGTGCGATCGGTTGTTGATCGCCGACACCACGTTGAGCGCGGTGTAGCTGGGGCCGGCCGCGTCGAACGGGATCGGCGACGTGATCAGGTCCACGTAGCTGCCGCCGTTGTACACCCGAACGTGGTCGATCTGGTTTCCGCTCCCCGCCTTCCCGCTGATGATGGCGAACTCGCCCTTCGCCGGCACGCCAGCCACTGGCGCGATTGGTTGCTGCACGACATTGACGACCAACGCTTGGTCATCCACACCGCCTGGCACGTTCGACGGGACCGCCGTCACTTCGAAGTCGTCGCCGGGCGCGCCCGTGATATGGACTGAATTGCCCACCACGGTCGCGCTGTACTCGCCGCGCGCGTTGATGATGTCTGCCAGGTGCTGTGCGATACCGGCGTTGTTAGCCATGTACGGCTGCACCTCACCGGCACCCCAGTCCTCTACCTGCCTGCCGTCGTAGAAATGCCACTGCTTGCCGTCGGCGAAGTGCGCCACGGTATACAGTCTTCCGGTAAACAGCGTGGTCGCATCCACGCCAATCATTTGGGCGCCGTTTGGCGACTGCAATCGCTGATAGCGGACCTGCGCCGGCAACGCTCCGGGGGTTGCGGCGGAACCAAACGTGACCAAGCCGTCCTTGTCGGCGGCCAGGCCGAACGTGCCTGCCGGAAACACGCCCATCTCCACGAACGCCTTTCGCTTCTCGATCTCGCCGCCGCGCGTGATATGCGCGTCATTGAGCACCTGGAGCGTGCCGGCCGGCGAAGACCATGGCGAACGGCGGACATCCAGGCCAGACCGGAAGTCCTCGATCAGGTAGTAGGCCACGATTCAGACCCTCTTGCCGTACAGCGGGCGCGGGCGCTCAATGCGCGGTCCCATGAGCGGATCGCAGCCGCCGCCCATGACGAACATGCTCTTCTTGCTCTGCGCACCCTTCAGCTTCTGGTACAGCCTGCCGGCAAGAGTGCGCTTCGCGTCGGCGTCGGCGCTCTTGCGCCGCGCCAGAATCTCAGCGGCGGCGAACAGTACGATCAGGTTGTCGTCCAGGTCGGCGCGATCGTCGTCGTCCAGCAGCGGCCGCAGCTTGCGAATGCCGGTGAAACGCAGGCGGTAACCATTCGTGGCCGGCAGTGGCCAGACCTCGTACTGCTCGTCCTCGTACACCTGCCAGCGGCAGACAGGATCCTCACGCTCGTCCTTTTCCGGATCAGAAACGTTGTAGTGCTCCGGCGTGATACCGTATTCAACCGGGCGCCACGTTCCGTCGTACTTGATCCAGCAGTCCGGCACGCCTTCCACGCGATCGAAAGACAGGTCAGGCGGGAGCGCGTAGTAACGCTCGCCAGCTTGGAGCACTTCTTCGCGCTCCACGCGCAGGTGCGGCCAGGAATGGTCGTTCCACAAGAACTCCTGCGTTCGCCGGAGCGTTTGCTTCAGGTGCGGAAGGTTGTTCTGCCCGAGCGCGGCACTTGTCGCGTCACCGATCTCTTCACGGAGCATCAGGACAAGCTGGCCGAGCGTGGTGCCGCGCGCCATGCCTTACTCTCCGTCGATGGCCGGATCGTAGGAACCGTCGGCCACAGGGGCGTCGGCTTCGGACTTCTTGCGGCGCCCACGGCGGGACGGGCGCACTTCCTCAACCTCCTGCTCGTCGTCGGTTTCTTCCGCGTTCACGTCGATGCCGATGTCCGAGAAGCGGACCGGGAGCTGCGGCGCGTGGCCGGGGAACACACGTTCCACGGTGGCAGCGCCGTAACGCTGGCGAAGGCGCTCCAGCTCGGCGCGATGCTCGCGCCTGTCCATGACAACACGGCTGAAGCCGTACACAGCATCGGCACCGTGGATACTGCGCAGGATGGCGACTTCGGCCGGCGTAACACCGATCTTGAAGGCTTCGTTCTTGTGCGGGCCGTTGCTGTTCAGCAACTGGACCAGGCAATTCGCGCTCTGCATTTCAATCTCCTGTGGGAGGGAAATGCGGGGAGGGGCTGCCTCCCCGCATGCTGGATCAGAAGGAACCGACCTCGTACACCGCGCTGGTGTTGAGCTGCTTGGCGACCAGCGCGCCGGTCCAGGTCATAGCGCGGTACAGCACGTACTGGTCGTGCGGCCGAGCCGGGGTGTGGATCCGGCGGTCCTCGCCCTCCATCACCTTCAGCTTGATCGCCGAAGTGTCGATGAAGTAGCAGCGGCTCGACAGGCCCAGGTCATCCAGCGTCGGGTCGTACACGAAGCTTCCGATGCCGCGCATGTTCACGTCGGCCATCGAGATGTCGGTTGCCTTGTTGCTGGAGAAACCCGCGTCGGTGAGCTGGCCCTTCTCGTAGATCTCCAGGTCCAGCGCCTCCAGGAAGCGCGAACCGGCGATCACCAGGTACTTGCCCTTGCCGTAGCGGCGGAGCTGGCGCACTTCCTTGCGCAGGAAGCGGGTCAGGGTCTGGTCGGACTTCGACGGGGTGATACGGTTGTCCGTGCCGCCGGCGGACGTCAGGTCCACGGCCGAGCGGTTGCGCCACCAAGTGTTTGTCGCGCGACTCAGGCCGCCCAGGGTGCCGACCGTGGGATTGTCAGCGATCAGGAGCTGGATGCCCGGAACCTGCTTGGAATCCTGGGTGCCGTCCAGGTGCAGCATCTCATCGAAGCTGCGCGCCCAGCTCTCGCCCATGTCTTCAAGCTTGTTCTGGAACAGGTTGGTCAGGACGGTGACGTCGCGATCGCTGTGGTTCGACACACGGTCGCCAGACGTGGTGTCCACGACGCTCAGGCCGTCAATCTTCAGCTCGGTGTGGGTGACGGTGATACCAGCGTGAACTTCCTTCCACGGGTACTCGGCGCGCTTGATGTTCGCCGGGTTGGTGTAGCTCACGGTGTCGTTGTGGGTGTAGCCCTGGAACGAGCTGGTATCGAACTCACCCTGGACCGGGATGGAGATATAGCCCTTGCCGCCAGGGAAGGTTTCCTGCTTCGAAATCAGCGCATTCAGGAGCGGCTTATCCTGAATGGTCTGCTTGAAGGTCGGGCCCTTGACGTAGAAGTCAAGGGCGGCATTTGCAATGTTGTCGAGTTCGGCCTGAGTGAAAGCCATTTTCGTGATCTCGGTTTACTTGCGCATTGCCGCCCGGATGGCTTCTTCCATCGTCTTCGGAGCCGGCGCCGCGCGGGTGGACGACTGTTCGCTCGTCACGGTCCGCACCTGCTCGCGCTTCGGCAGTATCGCCCGCATCTGCCTGGTCACGTCGTCATAGGCTTCTTTCACCAATGCCACCGCTTCCTCGGCGTTCTGCGGGCGGCCCCTCTCCGCCATCAGCGCGCGCACGCGATCCGTCACGAACCGCTGCTTGTGCGAGTAGTCCGGATCCCGCTGCTTAATGCCCTCTTCCCACTGCGTCACCGCGCCCTGCATCGCCCTTGCGGCCTCGGCCGCCTGGCGCTGCTGCTCGCGCTGATACTCGCGCTCGCGCTCGGCCCGGATCTCCGCTTCGGTCCGCTCGGCGCGCTGACGGTGCGTCTGCGCTTCGAGCCGGATGCGCGCCAGTTCCTGCGCACGCTCCGCGGTGATGAGGCCGTTCTCGACATCCGCCTGAAGGTCTTCAGGCAGGCGCCGACCGGTCGCCAGCTCCAGGTTGGCGAGATGCGGCGCCAGCAGTTCCAGCGCCTTCTGCGGATCGTTCTTCATCAGGGCCATGATCTGGAAGCCCTGATTCAGCTCGTCCGCAGTCAGCCCGTGCTGCTGGGCAAATACACCGATGGCATCGAAGCGTTCGGCCTTTTCCTTCAGGGATTCGACCTGCTGCTTGTATCCATCGCGCTCGCGCAGCAACTCTTGCCAACGCGGGTGCTTGTGGAAGGGGACATCCGCGTCCTTGCCCTCGCCCGACTTTTCGTCGGTCTCATGCTCGGATGCGACAGCTTCGTCCTCGCCACTCTTGCCGTCGGGGGGCGTACCCTCGGCGCCCTTGGAAGCATCGCTCTTCGCCGCCCTGCGAACCACGGCTTCGAGCGTATCCTCCTCGGGTTGTTTAGCGCCCTTCGCATCAGCCTCGGTGGACGATTCCGCGGCGTCGTCGTGTTTATCGTCCGTTGCGTTTTCGAGGTCCTGACCGAACTGCTGTTGGTCGTTGTCCGTAGCGACTTCCGGCAGATCGTTCACACGATCCTCGGAACCTGCTGACGAAGCAGTGTTCATGCGTTTAGCGTCCTCACAAGTTGCCATGTGGAATGGTACAAAGAATCAAGAAAAATCAATACCGTACAGCTTGTACCGTCAAATCCCGGCCGGCGGGGCGGAGACCAGCGAGCGGCCGGACTCGGCAGGCATCGCCGGCGGGCGCATCTCAGCGCCGGGCGGCTGCGGCGCGTTGCCGGCGCCCTGCGCGCCCTGCATCACGGGGTCGGTCGCTGCATTGCCGGTGGGCTCAGCGCCGCCGCCAGTCAGCATGCCAATCGCGCCGCGCGCCAGCGTCGTGATCGGCGGCATGCCGTCCAGCAGCGCGTCCTCCACGTCCAGCCGGTCGTCCAGCCGGCGCAGGGCCTCACGCGCCAGCCACTCGGGGTTGATGCCGGGGATCTGCATGATGAGCGGCGCCATGCGCTCGAAGTTGGCGATCTCCGCGGCGCGATTCGGCCGTCCGGTGGAGCCGGCCTCGACTTCCAGAATGATGTCATCCGCGATGTCCTGAAGCGACAGCATCGGCCATACGGCGCCAGGCCCGGCCACCTTCTTCGCAGTCTCTTCGCTGATCTCGGTCAACAGCACATGGCCGACAGCCTGCGCCAGCTCGGTCAGGAAGTCGTCAAGGTCGTCCACGTTCGAGGCGACGGACGCGGTGCGCGCGCCTTCGGCAATCGAGACTTCGGTGGCCGTAGTGCCGCCGGTGGCGACGCCAATTCCCGCGTCCTGCACGCCGACCACGCGCGCCTGGTCTTCGTCCAGGTGGTTGACGACGTACAGGTTGGGGTCGATGCCAGGCTTCTTCACCACCTGGAGCACATCTTCGATCTTCTGGTTGGGTGCCAGGCCATCCAGCTCGATCACGGCGTTCGCCGGATGCGTCTCTAGCTTGGCCTTATCGTCGTCAGTCAGCGTCCCCCTGGCCGTAGCCGTGGCCGGCCGCGCAGCGGTGCGGTGCTCGCTCAGGCGCTCGCGCGCCAGGTTGCGCTCGATTTGCATCGGGCGCAGCAGCTCCACATCGGACGGCGGGTAGATGTTGCGATCGTTCTCCAGGTCGTTAAAGGTCAGCGCGAAGATGGTCCAGAACCGTTCCAGCTTCACCGATGGGGCCGCAGGCTCGCGCAGGAAGTCCGGGTACCCATCGGCAATGGTGAACACCATGCCGGTCGTCTTGTCCTGGATCTCGTACAGGACCACGCCGTCCTTCTGCCTTTCGATGTCCCTGCCGCCGGGGAGACCGACAGGCAATGGCAAGGTGTTGTCATCACCGCGGTTGTACATCAGCGCGCCGGAAGCCTTCAGGTCCACGCCGTACACCTGCTTCACGGTGTCGTTCGACAGGCAGAACTTGTGCGCGATCCAATTGGCGCCGATGAAGCCCTGAAGCTGCCGGCAGGCCGGGTCGATGATGATGCTGTCGGAAGTCGGGAAGTCGAATACGATGCCCTCACGCACGATCCGATCACCTCCGCGCTGAAGCTCCTGGAGCATCAGCCGCAGCTCTTCGGCCTCGGCCTGGTACGCTTCCGTCTCGCCGTCCTTCGCGTCTGCGATGAGCTGGTCGATTCGCGCAAGCTGCTGCGTCAGGTCGCGCACACGTTCTTCGTCTTCCGGCCGCGGCTCGTACATGCGCTCGAAGCCAAGCTTCACGTAGCCCACCTTGCAGGTCAGGGTGCGCCGGATGAGCTGCTTCATCTGCTTCTTGAACGGCGGCTTCTGCTCCGACAATTCGTGCTGGGCCAGAATCTCAAGGGTCTTGCCAACACGATCGACCTGCTGCCGGCGCAGAAAGCCTTCCTGCACGTCGGCAAGAAGCTGCATGGCATTCGGCAACATGGCCATTGCAGCCGCGTCGCCGGACGAAGCCATCGCCGCCGTCCGGATTGCCTCCTGAAGCGTAGCCTGGCGGCCGTCCCAGATGGCGAAGTCCAGACGCTTCTTACGCCGGTACAGGAACCGCGGGTTCTTCGCATACAGCGTCGCGGTGCGCTGCTGGATGTGGCGCTGCACGATGTTGGCGACATAGCGGTCGTCGTCATCGGTCTGCCCCGGCCACTGCTTGCCACGCGCGAAATCCATATCAGCGCGCATCTGCTTGAAGGTGGGCTCCCAGTATTTCTCGGCGGCGATAATGCGGCCATGCCACGCCTTCACCAAGGCAGCGCGCGCCGGATCCACTTCAGGGACCTCTCGCTGGTAAATCTTGCCGTCTTCGGCCTGTTGCATGTTCTGGTCCATCGGCTGTCCCATCGTGATGTTCATCGGTACTTGCTCATTCGTTGGTCTTCGAGCTTGCGCCGCATACGGTCAGCGAACTTCACCCACTCCAGGGTTCCAGTGCGCGGCCCCTGCGGCTTCGGCTTCGGCTGCGTCGCAGCGGTCTGCCGCGCCAGGCCGCCGCCGAGGTGCGCAAGCGCGTCCACGAAGTCGTCATGCCGCGCCATCGGGAACTTCAGCATCTCGTCCAGCGCAGCCTGCATCCACGGCGCGTGCATCGGGAAGCGCACCTTGCCCATCGCAATGCGCGCCTGAATCGCCTGCGCGCGGGTCATCTTGTCCTTCGCCGGCGTGACTTCGTGGATGTTGATGTAGTTGCCCGTCTCGCTCATGCGCTTGCGCAGGAACGGGCCGATCGACTTGGAGATGTGCCCCTTCTCCGCCCACCAGATCAGCGGACGGTAGATGGCATTCAGCTCCAGCATCGACTCCACAGCCACGTCCGTCTCCATGCGGCGCCACACACAGTCCACGATCCATAGCGTTCCTTCCTCGTCCACGCCGCCGACAATGAAACAGCTTGCGTCACGGTCCTGGTCGGTGCTGACCGCATGGTCGCTCGCAACGTAGTATCGCAGATTCTTGGGTAGCTCGTTCGGCGCGTACATGCGCGGGACGATGTGCTCACGCTTGAAGAACTCGCCATCGTCCGGCGTCGGGTTGCCCATGTACAACGCCTCGAAGATGCTGGCGTTTTGTGACTTCACCTCGGCGAAGAAGTCATAGCCGTAGCGCTCCGGCCACAACGGCCGGCTCGGCCTGTCGCCGAACATCTCGCGATGCTCGGGATCTTCAGGAACAGTCAGCTCAATGCCCAAGAGCCGCGCCAGCTCGTGGTCATAGACGATTGCCGGCAGGTACAGGTGCATCCATTTTCCCGCAACCTTCGGGTTGTACTCCGGGTGCGTCGGGTCGGTCAGACGGCCGATCAAGTCGTCTTCATGCCAGCGCTGGTGGATCACCACAATGCGGCCGCCGGGCATCATTCGGGAGATCACGTCGGACGTGAACCAGTCCCACACTTTGCGCCGCTCGGTCGGGCTGAAGGCTTCATCGCGGCCGGAGTACGGGTCGTCCACCACAAACAGGTCGGCACCGCGGCCCACCACCTGGCCGCCCTTGCCGATCGACTTGATGTTGCCGCCCTCGCGCGTGGTGATGGCGTCCACAGCGCGCGAGCCGCCACGTAGACTGGCGCCTGGGAACACCTGCTGGTAGGTCGGCGTCTCCATGTAGCCGCGAATCTTCCTGCCGAACTCTTCCTTGGCGAACTCGGCAGTAGCGCCGGCCAGGATGATCTGCCAGTACGGGTTGGCGCCGATGCACCAGGCCGGGAACAGGCGCGTGGCGATCTCGCTGTTGTGGGTCGGCGTCAGCATGCGCCCGGCAAGATACAGCCCGTCAGGACTATCTACCTGGATGCAACGCCCAGCCTCAGGTTCGCTTGAGAGCCGCACCGATTTGATTGCCACGCGACGCTGCGCCGCGAAACGCGTAATCGCTTTTCGTGGCAGGCGAGTCGGGATAGTCCTGTCCGGGGAGAAGCTTATGTAGTACGTCGTCCGACGGCCCTGTATTCCGCTGGAGCTGCGCGAAGGCTTCACGGCAGTGAAACCAACTTCCCACCCGAGTCCGCGCACAAGCTCCATGATGTCGTCCCGCAGGCGTTCGTTGCAGGTGACGATACGCACGCGAGACGTTTTTCTGCAAACAGAGCCGTCGGTGTCGATCAGGCCCGCAAGCAGATGCAGCCTCTGCGAGATCGAGCCTCGCAGGTAGATGTCGGGGATGTGCTTGTTGTTCAGGAGGCCGAGCGACTTCAACTCGCGAGTAAGGTGCTTTGAGCCGGTATAGTGAACGCAAGTGGTCGCATGCGTCGTATGCCATGTCTCTCGGTATCCACATGCGTCTACCGCATCGCGCACAGCGCTATCAGCCTCCGCGTAACAGAAGCTGCCATCCGCAGACTTGCCGTCCCCTAGCCACACGCCGAGCACGTAAGGGTCAATCGGCAGTTGCTTTGGGGCGAACTCCAGCGCACCACGCCGGGGAAGTAGCAGCGTGTAGCGCCCGCCTCGCCTGCCGATCAGGCCGCTTGTCAGCGCCCGCTCCGCCATCTCAGCCGTTTCCATCGTCCGATACGTTCCACGCGCACGATCGAATACGGTCCATTCATGATTCGCATGCGCCTTGATGACGTCGCCTGCGGTCGTCTCAACCTCGTATGTCGCGATAGTTTCATCGGACACGGCGAGAACGCGCACTGGGCGCCCGGATGGATGAAATACCTCATCGCCAGGGCGAAGCTGGCCGTGCGTCGTCCAACCTGCGGGGGTCAGCACAGGCGTTGAGTGCGCGAGCTGTTTTCCGTGGCGCGGGGGCATCGAGATGGCAAGGCGGCTGACCGTGCCATCGCGCACGCGGCGCAGCGCCTCCGCCAACAGGACGTGGTGCGGCGCGATCTTGAAGCGCGTCTTCGTCGGATCGTCCGGGAACTCCGGGTCCGGCATCGACAGCGTGGCGAAGTCCAGCAGGTTTTCGCGCGCCATCATGACGTGGCGCAGACGCTGCGCCGCGACAATCTGGCGTTCGAGCGCAGCGAGATGCTGCGTGTGCGCGTCTTGCTGGTTGGCAGCTTTCGCCATCAGCCAACACCCTTCATGATGCGGACGGCACCCCACACGGCGGCGATGGCAGCGGCCAGCGCTCCAACGAGCTTGACGAAACTGACGAGCGTGCTCGCCGCCCTCCAGGCGTCAGCCATGTCCTTCACGGTTGCGCGCAATTCGGAAATTTCTTCACGCTGTTCGCGTACCTGCGCGTTGAGCTGCGCGATCAACACGTAGAGCTGCTGCGGGGTCACGTCATTCGGCGGCAGAATGGGAAGTTCATTTGGCATCGCGGGCATACCATTTATGCCTTGATGGGATTTGGAACGGCCAGCATTTCAAACCTCGAATGCCAGGAGGAACAGGCGCTTCAGCCAGCCGCGGCCGAAGCGGTCGAAGTTGCGGGTGCCGGTGTAACGCAGCGCGCGGTCAGCCAAGTACAGCGCCTGGCCATCGCGCGACAGCGCGCGCGCTGCGGCCAGCGTCTTCGGTCCGAGCTTGCCATCGATGGCGACGCCGGCGGTTTTCTGGCGCGTCCCAGTAGTCGCGCTTGTAGCGCGCCTTGGCCTGCGCCAGCGTCGGCGGGCCGGCGCGCCACAGGTCCTGGTTGTCGCGCTCGGTGATGCCGTAGATGGTGCGGCCGCCGGGGTCGCGCGGGTCGTTGACATAGCCGCCTTCCACGCCGACCACCAGATCGAATGCTTTGTCGAAGTTGTTGTTGCTCATGATCAAAATCGCAGCGACTTAGTGGCAAGGTGTGACAGGATCGGCTATGGCCAATAGGCGCGGGGCATCAGGTCATTGTTCCGGCCACAAGGTTGCCAGTCGTCACGGACTCGGTGTGCGAGCCAGTGACATCAA